ACCGGGTAGCCGTTGGCTGGATCCCACAATAATACGCCGTCCTGCGAGGCCGAGGCGGACGCATCCTTAAAGCCAAGCTGGTCAAGTGCCAGCCCAAGGTAGCGCCGCATATTCTCGGCCCACTGGCTTATGTCCAGCGTAATTGGTGGGAGTATCCTACTCACCTGCGGCCACCAGCTACAGCGTCAAGCCGCATAATACCGACGCGCCAATCTGATGCGGCGTCGCCCGTGACACGCATTCTAATTTGACGCCCGGTAAAGCGCAAACTGGTCGGGTTGGCCATGTTGTAAGGGCCATAGTCACGCTCGGTATCCGTTGGATAGAAGCGCGTTTTAAACGTGGCATTCACATCTCCCAGCGTCTTTTCATCTGGGATCATGCCGCGCACAGCCATAACTTGTTCGCCAACGCCAATGGCAATTGGACCAGTCTCGGCGAATGGCGTTTGGGTTCCGTAGTTAAATCCAATTTCCTGCTCGTACAGAGTGCCGTCGGCGGCAATCCAGAACGGCTGACGAAACACTCCGCGATCTACGCCAGCAGTGCGGCCAATCGTGCCAGTGGTCCAGATGTTTTCTGCGTAGTCAAATGAGACGTAGCTGTCGCACTCCGTGCTGCTTTCGCTGGGGTAAAACCACCATATTTCATTAAAGCGGCTATTCACTACGGCGTGTACTTTGGATTTCTGGTCGTTGTTTATGTCGCTGAAAACGTAATCAGACACATCACAAGGCAATGCTTGCACAGCGCCACCAGAATACACAAAGAATGAACGCTGGCCCATCCACATGACGCCTGCGTCAACAGATGCCGCCGCATTGGCCGCAATTAATCCGCAAGATGTTCCAACACGCTCAAACCCGTAGACGTAGGGTGGGCCGCTATATGTAGCCGTGTGAGCGTCTTGGTCTGTAAGTATGAGAGACTGGCCGCGTGTACGCAGCCCAGCAAGAATGACGCCGTTTGTCTGAATTTGAATGTCACCCGCTTCGTTAGTCGCGGCTGGCGTCCACAAATTATTATCCTCTCGGTCTGACCACGCCACCTTGCGAGGGTCGCCGCTTGCGCCAAAAGCAAACACAAACCGCTCCTCTGTCACCATCATGCCAGAGCAACTTGTCGGCGCGTTGGACAGAACGGCGGCTGGTGTTGCGGCATCAAGCTGCCACTCGTAAATCTTGCCATCGTCTGCCGTGCAGCCCAGCAGATACTCGCCCCAGTTTTCCAAGCTCCATGTGGTAGCTCGCAAAATGCTGCCAGTGTCTTCAGAGGGCAGGCCGTACAAGCCATTGCCAAATGTGCTTCCGCTGTAGCCAGTAAACGCCGTGGCATCTACGCGGCCACCAGTAAAGCCAGCCGGGGTGATGTCGCTGATGGTGTTGCCAGCGGTCATTGCGTACAGCTTATTGTGCGTACCAAGAGCCACGCGGCGGTTGTTGGAATTGTCTTCCCACGCCACCATTGTCCGTGCAACGCCGTTCAGATCAACAGTACCGCGCTGACGCCAGCCGCCAATGGGGCGCAACGCGCCCTCATGCCAGCGGATTAAGTTACCGTCGCGCCAGCGGCCCTGAGACTGATACTCAGTGCCGTTTCTATACTGACCCGCTGGTAGGTTTAGTGGGATTAACGGCATGGCCTGCTCCCTATTTAAGCTGGTTTAGTAGGCCAGTCGGCATCGTCCAGATTTGGGAAATCAGCGTGGCTGGTAATATCACGCAAAGCCTGACGATAAGTTGTCATTGGCGCGTCCATTGTTACGTCCGTCAATGCGAAGTAATCTGTCTCAGCCAGCAGCGTGTTGCGAGTGGTGCGCACAGCTTCGCCAGCCGTTGCGTCGAGCGTCGCCTGATACGCAGTCTCATGCTCCGCCTTGGTGGTTGTTACGCCATCCTCAGTCGTGTCAGAGAACATGTCACGGGCAACGTACTTCTCCACCCAGTTACCATTGGCATCCTGCACTACGCCATCACGGGCAGATGATTGGTATGCTGTTGTCGTAGCCGCTGGTGAGGCCAAGACAGCCTCTAGGCTAAGGCCAGCAAGTGTTGCAGTCTTCCATGTTCGAGGTAGGGAGACGTTGCTGTAGTGGCTCCGCCATTGCCCTTGGGTTTTGACTTCGCCTGTAGTTGTGTGTCTGTATTCGCTCATTAGATTGATCCTTTCATATGAGTTTGATTATGCCACCGCATAGTAAATGTAGGTTGCACTAGATACGTTGATGTTTGTGGCTGCTATCTGATTAACAATGAAGCCACTGCTATCTGGGTCAATGCTATCGTCAGACACTTCATCTGCCGTAGTGTTAAGGCTCATGTGTGGGTCATTACCAGCGACAATACCACGGGCTGTGTCCCAAACATACCAGTCGCCTGTGCTGTCTGTACGCTTGATGAGGATAAACCTAGCACCCGAAGTGAAGCCAGCGTTGATGGTTTGGCTTGAGCCATTGCCTGTGTAGCTGCCGACCTTGGATACACCAGCTAAGGTTGCGAAGAGGTAGGCTATGTAGGTTGCGCCAGAAGTATTACAGCCCGTTAAGTTGCCCGTATAGTCAATCCCAAAGGTAGTCGCATCTGGAGTTCTCCATATTGTTCCAATAGCAGAGCTTTCAGCATTATCGTAGTTTACGAACACATAGCTATCAGTTACGGAAGTTAATTCACTGGACTGCACAAACCAATATTCAGCAGTGCTTCTAGACTTATATAAAACAAGTTCAGGGGCCACGCCAAGGTTATGATTTAAGGTCAAGGGGCTTCCCGTCCCCGTGTAAGCCACAACATCGAAGAAGGAAGGCGCACGTTTCCACGCATAATCAAAGTAGCCCGAAGAGACAGACCTATTCGGATTGCTGGTGGGTAGGAGATACCCATCCATGTAACCAGCAAGTGTTACGGAGGTGCTTGCACCCGCAACTTCCGCGCCGGTGGACGGTGTAAGAAGGTAAGGTTCACCACGCAGCCTGTCATATGTCCAGCCGGGATAGTATCCGCCTGTGCGTGAGTTAGCTATAAGTAGGTCTACAGGAAACCCAACCCCCGTAACTTCTGTAGCGGTATTGTTCCCAGACCGTGTCAATGCGTGAAACACCTCAGTCCCAGCCTCTGGTGGAGCAAGTTGTCCACGGCGGATTGCCATGTAGATGTGGGTTGCTCCAGAGGCGTTAGACGCAGTTACAGCACCAGTTAGCTTAAACCCAGTAGGCAAAGGGCTGGCAGCTGGCACAGCACCAATAACTGCATTCTCAGCAGCAGAGCTATCAGCAGCTAATGTTGCATCGTCTCCCCCACTAACAAAACCTCGCATTTGGTCTATAATCATCCAGTTGGAACTTGCGGTAGCATTCTTTACCATCAGCCACTGAGGCTCAAACCCTAAGTCAATCTCAGGGCCATTGGTGGAACCATTACCAGTATAACTACCACACTTGATAATATCTTGGTCACCATCAGGGCCGAACTCACCGTCACCACTGTCGTTGTGGGCGAAGAGGTAGGCAACGTATGTTGAGCCTGACGTATTAACGTCTCCGTGTGTGCCTACTGTAAATACACTATCTGTTGGCTCTGTATCATTCCACTTATTAGTGGCTGTAGCTTTAGCATTACTTAGGTTCAGAAAGATGTGATCTGCTGCTGTAAGAGACCTGTGGTAGACGTTCCAATTAGTGGCTTTGCTAGTGGCCTTTACTATAATCATACCGGGAACACTACCAAGGTTATGACTTACAGTACGACCAGCAACACTATCCCCAGTATACGTCACCACATCGAAGAACTTAGGGGCCTTGCGGAATGTCCACGAGGCGTAGTTGTCAGTGTTATAGTTGGGTGGGTGACCATTTAAAACTGTAAATCCTGAAGTTGTAGGGGACCAAGTTCCAGCGCCTTGGTCTTGGCTCCCTGCTGTCAGGTTGCTAGATAGTTTAAAATTATCGCCTCTTTCTGTATCAAATAAAAGGTGGTCTGACGTGGAGACATTATTTCGGCTTTTAATCCAAGTTAAACCACCCTCATCTGTAAGATTTACGCCGTTGTTAATTGTCCTATCTGTGCCGTCAGCAAGATACAAATAAGTGCTGAACACATCTGTAATATCTAGGCCAGCACCGCCAGCATTACCAGCAGCGGCTTGGAGCATTTTCTTTTTAGTAGCCATTATTTAAGCTCCTTATGCCAGAGCCTGACCAGCTGTGAACCCGTACCATGTAGTCCCACCGTCCCGAGAAGTGAACACAAACACATCCTTGGCAGATGCCGTGGCTGTCAGGGTAGGAGCAGTAGCAGCGGGCCAATCAACAGACGTAGGCCATGTTACTGTAAAGCCAGACGCAGAGGCATCTTGGATAATCTCTATGGACATAGCGTAAGCCGTGCCGCTCGCGGGTGGATTGCTGAATGTAAATGTGGTGTTCTCTGTCAGTGTGTGGCTGAACGTGTTGCCGGTCTCACAGTTTACTGTGGTAGCGTTGCTTGTTGATGTGACAGCGGCGTATGTTTCGTTGTAGCTATCAGCTATAAACTCGCCTGTTACGTCAGCCGTAATCTTTGTGTTGATTTGCGTCTGGATGGCAGAAGTCACGCCTACAACGTAATTTAACTGAGCCGTCGTGACCGTAGCACCGTCAAGGATTGCAATCTCAGTGGCGCTTACAGCCCCAAGGAGAGTATCCGTTTCGGTCCAGTTATCATTGATTTTTGTACCCCAAGTGTCCTCGCTTGCGCCGACTTCTGGTAAGGTAAAACCTTGGTTTGGTGTAGTTCCATCAGCCATTACGCGGCCCTCTCTAAGTAATCTGCCTCGGTCCAGCTTGTAGTCGGACTAGACGCCTCAAGCCACTTATATCGCGCAGAAACGCTTGCTGTAAAGCCAAACTGATCTGACGCCGCCAT